CCTTTGAAAATGCAAAAACAAGTCTATAAATTTGCTCTTTTGTGTAATTAATTTTTAAATCTTCTTGAAAATATAATACCGATAAATCAATTAATGCTCCTCTTTGAAGCATAGTTAATTTTCTCGAATCCGATACATAATCAGTTAAATATATTGGAAAATATATAAATTTATCTTGTTGTGTTTGAGTTGTCATTTGAACCTACCTTGTTTATTAAAATTGAAAAATCAAAAAGACTCCACATAGCTTTGCGAATAACATCAATGTGTTTTTTATCATAGCCCGCCATCTCTAATAATTCTAGAGTTTCGGCTATTTTCTTGCTTGCTTTGTCTTGTATTTCTTGATTTATCATTGTTGAACCTACCTGTTTTTGCATAAAATGCCCTTTCATAATACTTATTAATTTTTGTTTGTCAAATTTATTTTTTGTTTTTAAATAGATTTTCCCACTTTGTATCCCAAATTAAGCCCCAAAGAATCATAATCATAACTAAGGATATTAAAGCAAAAAAAATAATTAATAATCCTCCGCCTGAAAGATCATTAATAAGGCACATAACGAACATAATAAAAGAAAAACAAATTAATTTAACAGTAAATTGAATTAATCTTGCTAATTTTTGTAATTTGTTCATATTTTTATTTATTAATCGTTAAAAAATTTGTTAAGTCCTCTCTGAGTCTCCTCAGTTTGCTCTTCGAGTGTTTCGAGTTCGAGATTCCATAAACAAATACCATATACTGTATAAGTTGTGGCATAACTTTCTTCATCTTCAACACTTAATCCACAAAATTGCGAACCTGCAATATTAAAGATTATTTCATCTCCATAACAAGTTTTAACTTCTTTATTTTTAAAAGCTAAAAGCACCCTAGAAAGCGTAAGCTCTTCACCCTCATATTCTCTAAAGGGAACTGATATTGTATTATTGCCTTTTTTAGCATATTCTTTTTTCAATGCCTCTTCATAGCTACAGCCATGAATTGTTTCGAGGATAAATTTTCTATTTTCTTGTTGTATTTGTTCTAATGATTTTTCCATGCTAACCTCTTAAAAAAAAAATATAACAATTGCCAATTTTTAAATGTTTTCTCGGATTTTTTCTAAGGAAAAATAATGGCTTTGATATATAAGATATTGCAAATCCCCGACCAAATAATCGAATCCAAAAACCCGTTGTTGATAAATGTAATTGAAATATGTTTATTGTTTTCATAACTCCACGCTTTGATTTTGGCGACACTAAGCGTGGAGGCTTAGTGTCATATAAAATAAATCCGCTCCACCAGATTTATAAAGAAAGGAAAGGATAGCAGTCTTGCGACTGTTAGCTGGATTTTATTCCGCTAATTTACTTCGTTTATCGCAGTAGTCTCTTATCATACCGCTTCGGCTTTTCACTATCCAATTCTATTAGTGTAGCAACCAAAAACACTAATAGAATAAGAGAGTGATAGACGGGGGGTTAACTACTCCCCCCTAAAACTATGAAAAAACAATATCCGAATAAAAAATAAAGTTTGTTTCAATGTAATCACTAGTTTCTATTTGTCAATATTTTTAATAATTTCTTTAATCTCATTTACCAAAATTGGAATCAAATAAAGAAAAGTAAAAGCAAGAATAATAAGCCCGCCTAACTTTGGACTTGTGATTGTAATCGCAATGCTTAATAGTAATACAATGACTGTTAAAAATAGCTGTTCCATACTCTCCTTATTTTAATTTGATTTTAAGCATTCTTTTTTGACAGTTTTTATAATCTGCTCTTCGACCTGAGACGAATAATTAAATTCATAGTTTACCCATTTTTGGAATTTATATCCCGCAAAAGCAAGGAAAATTAAAAAAAAGAATATAGCTATTATTTGTAAATTGAATTTTGTATCGTTTGTCATAAGTTTTAATTTAAATTTTAATTTTCGTAGTTTCCAGAAAGATGATAAGTGCAAGTTTTACATTTGGCACGGCATAGATTAAGCTCGGTGCTAGTGTTTTTAATTGCATTTTCATTATGAATTAATTGACTTTCCATTTGCTCAACTTTGTTTTGCAAATTCTCGACTTGGATTTCAAGCTCAATTATTTCATCGTTTTTAAGCTCGTTGAAGCGTGTTTTATACTTCATTAAGTCAAAGACAAATAAAGTTAAAATTAAAGCTAAAAAGATTAAAAAAGCGATTATTATTTTTTTACTGTTTGGAGATATTTTCATAGTTATTTTATTTTAATGTTATCACAAGAAACATCGTAATATTTCGTGCAGAATTTGTTATAATAGTCTTGTTCTGTTAGCTCTTCACGCTTAAATTCGTGAATGCAGAGCGAAAAAAGGATTATGAAGCCAGCAATTGCCAAAAAGACCATAAGCAATAAAATTGGATTTTCTTTAAACATTTTCCTCCTGATTTTCGGTAAATTCAAGAAATTCTCGGCACAGATTGCCCAATCTCAAAGCATAATTCATTTCAGTTTCAGATAAATTATTTAAATCTCGAATATTTGTATAATTTCCATTCTCTTTTAAAAACTCAATACAATCATATAAATCATTGAAAGTATTTTGGAATCTACTAGTTCTATGATTAGCCATTTTTAACCTCCGTAATTAATTCTTTATGTTCGTAAATGTTGCCAACAATTTCGTTCAAATCGCCTTCAACTTTTGCGTTTACGAGCATATCAAAATCTTTGCGAATATCCTTAACTACATAATTTCCTATTCCGCTTATATGCACAACATCACCCTCAAATATTTTAATGCCGTTTATATCAACAAAGCCCGTGTATTGATTAAATTCAAGTGCTCCTTTTTTGTAGTTTGTTAAAGTAAACCCTAAATCCCCAAAGTCTCTAATATTTAAACCGTTTATCCGCTTGTCAAATTGTTTTAGCTCAAAATCCCAAGCTCTAAATTCTATTTCTTTATTCACGGTTCCTCCCTTTTTTTGTTTCGATATTATTTTTCTCTAAAATCAAACGAATTTGCTTTAAAGTAATTGAAAAGTCGGGGTTGTGTTCGTCAATGTATGACTTAGCCCCGCTGACTGATTGCTTGCGAAGTTTAAAAGCTTCGATTACTTCAAAAACAATTTGTCGATGAAGCGTTGAGTTTGGTTTGGTTTTTATAATTATGTTCATGTTATTGTTTGTTAATTGTTAATAATTCTATTTTTTCTCTTTGATATTTAATTCTCAATTGTCGAATATCGCTAATTATTACGCTTCGGGGGTGAAGTGTAAGTATGATGTTTTCCAATTGTTCAATTTTTAATTGAATTGTTGTTAATTTTTTTACTAATTTTTTATTTTTTGCTTGCTGAACCCAGCGAGCGTGAACTCTAGCTTTATATTCTTTTTTTGTTTCTTTTTTAAAATTAAGCATAATTTAAATTTTAGTTAATATTAAATTGACCACGCCAGCCGTAAGTAATAACCAAAAGCCGTATTTATAGAATTTTTGTTCGGTTTCGTCCCGCTCTTTTTTGCGTTGGGTATTTTGTTTAATTTGAGGTTTGTTTCTTTGGTAATATTCTTTTTGTTTTTGTTTTATTTCCTCTTTAGTTTTTTTAATTTTCATAGTTTTTAAATTAATTGTTAATGATTATTGTTGAGATATTTATAAATAATCATTTAAGATTTGCTGTTCGATTTCATGCCCAAATTGAAAATCGTCGTTTTCTTTTTCATATTTTGCAAGGTCGGCTAAATCTTCTTTAATGTTTATTATACATTGTTCAAAATCTTGAACATTATAATGCTTATAATTTATGCCTAAATGTTTTTTTACAATTTCAAGTTTAAGCTTGCAATCGTTTAAAGTTTTTCCTTTTCTATTTATTGCCATATAGTTATTTTAATTAATTGTTAATTTTTGTGAAAATAATAGTGCAATTCGTCCGCTCCGTGTTTTTTTAAAGCGTTGCAAATAGTTTCAAAATAAGGATTCCAAGAAGCCTGATTTTTAGTAATGATAAAACGACCGCCATTTTCGTTTTCAAGCAAATAAAAAGCTTCGTTAAATTGATTTCCTTCGCCTTTTTGAACCACCATATTGCGATAATGATTGATTTCTTGTTTTATATTTTTTGATTCGTCATCTCCACTTCTTGAGCTGATCTGAATTATTTTTAAAATTTCCATAATATTTTTATTTAATTGTTAATATTCCAAACATCGGCGATTACCGCTTGAAGCTGGTGGGCGTTGAACTCTAGTTTATTTTCAAATTCAACTTTATGTGTTTTTGAATCGTGCGATTGTTTGAACAAAAAGATTGCGATTAAAGCGATGGTTAAAAATACTTTATACATTTGCGAACCTCGCTGTTTCTTTTTTAAAAGCTGGATTTGGTTTAAAAACATTTTTAAGCATTTCCGAAGCCTGAGCGTCGCCGTTTCTTGCTTCTTCAAGTATATCTGTGAAATTACTTGTTTCTTGAATTGAGCCAGCCCAGTTGTTAGTCAAAGCATTTTCGACTTTTACAAAAAATAACTCATCATATTGAGCTATAAAAATTTCTGAGTTTATTTTGTGAATACGATTTTTAGTTGTTTGAAATTTATCGCTATTGCGATTGTAAAGTTTTTCTTGAATTGCGAAGAGTCGCTTTAATTTTGTTTTTTTCATATGTTTTAGTTTAAAGTTAAGGTTAAAGTTAATTTTTAATTTGATTAATAAATTGTAAAATGTGGTTTCTGGTGCAATTTTCAAACCAGATTTTATTTGATGGCTCACAGTTCAAATATTCTTCGTCGTTATTTTTATAATAATCAAGCCCAGCTTGAACCAAAATTTTTTTATCAAGTAATAAATCGATTTTTGTTAAAGTTCCAAAAAATACTTTTTTTCCTAATTCTTGTAAGTTTTTCATATGTTTTATTTAAAGTTAATATTAGGCTTTGTGGTGTTGCCGTTAGTAATTATAAATCTTTTAATTTTTCTTTTTCTTGAGAAATAAAATCAGGATTTAAAAAATCGCCGTGATTAATTGCAAAATTATGGAAATTAAGCAATTCATCTTTTGTAAGTCTTTTAACAATTCCATGATTAATTGATTTTTTTGGCGAAAAATCTAAAATTGTGGAAAGTATTCCATCCCTTTGTTTAAACATTGAAGCCGTTGTTTGAACGGTTTTACCGTATTTTGAAGTTGATATTTGCAAAACAAAATTATCTTCTAAATTTATTTCGCTTGTTGCTGTGTTATTTTCTATTTTAATGTTCATAGTTTAAAGTTTTTTAAGTTAATAAAGCGGGTTTTTTTTGGTGTTTGTTTAGTTATTTTTTTAATTCCTCAACTTGTGATTTCGCGAATAAATAGCAAGTGCAAAATCTTTTATCTAATTCCTCGCCTGCGGGCTGACAATTATTATCAACCATTTTGACTTTTATAGTTTTTGGACTAGAAAAAAATAAATAACCTTTTTCACCTTTTTTAACCGCAAAACCTTTTGCAATCCAGCCTCTAAAAGTTGCAAGCTCCTCGTCGTCTTTTAAGCCGTGAATTTGCTTAATGTAATAATTTAAAGGTCTCGGGATAATGTTGTCGGTGTCCATTGCTTTAAGTGAACGGGCATTATTTGCTAAAGCTAAAAGATTACTAAAAGCTGGATTTTTTAATTTTGCTTTTAATTCGTTTTTTTCGTTTAAATTAAGTTTGTTTTTCATAGTTAGTTTTTTAAGTTAATATTAATTAGAAATTGAAAAAGTAATTGATTTATTTTTTGAGATATTCGCCCAGTCTTCCAGCAATTCAACGCACACATCAAATTCATCATCTGAAACATCACTAATATCAATTGAGTTATCAGAAATATAATCAGTTAGAGCATTGCGAAAATCATCGCCAATTTTTACAATTTTAATTTGTTCATTGCGCTCGATAGCTTGATTAAAATAATAAGAAAATTGTAAATCATTGATTTTTGAAAATAGTTTGTTCATAGAATTATTTTTTAAGTTAAGTTAATAAAGTAATTTAATAAATCACTTTGTTAAACACATTATGAATCATAAAATTATTAATGTCAAGCGCTTATTTAATTTATTTTATAGATTGTTCAAAATGGGATAAGCTTAGAGTCCCAACGCTTCAAGAGTATATTAAGAAATAATAATAAAAAAAAGATTAAAAATAATTGAAAATAATTTGTTGATAAAATGATTTAGAAAGTGATTAAATTAGGAGTTAATAAGAATATTATAAATTAAGAAATGGTAAAAAATGATGTCAAGAGAAAAATGGGGGTTGTATCAAAATAGAATAATAAGACTTATTAAAAGATATATAATTTAATAACTTGACAAAGTGAAATCATGTGGTAGAATGCAAAAACAAAGTTTAAAAACAAACTAAGTAAAAAAAAAGGTTTTCAAGTCAACTCACTTTCAAACCTTTTAAAAAATAAAACCTCCCGCCTTTATAGTGATACTTTTCTAAGGGGTTCTAGGGGATTTCTTTTAAATCAATATATTTTAGCATTATTATCATTAGCTATAAAAATAAGTTTACATAATCTTTAAAGAAAGTTATTGACAAAAGATGATAAGATAATTAATTTAAAAATTATTGTGATTGAAATTGGATTGATTGATTTATGATATAAATTAGAATGATTTAAGATAGATTATTATTAATTAGTTTTATTCATCTAACTTGAACATCGCGCACGCGTTAAAATAATACAAAAAAAATGCTAAAAACTAGACAAATTGAAGATAGAAAAAAAATAAGTCGACAAGAAACAATTGATTTATTAAACGAACATAAAGAATCAGTATTTAAAGATATAGCAAATAACATTTCATATAGACAAATAGCAGAAAATTATAACATACATCTCACGAATCTACATCATTACTTAAATCTAGAAGAGAATCAACAAGCTAAAGAGTTAGCTCTAAAAGTTGCTTCTTATGATATGTTAGACAGTGCAGAGAGTGAATTGCATAAGATTCAAGACGAATCGCATAATGCTACAGTTCGCAGACAATGCGAATTATATCAACATAAAATGTATATTGCTAAAATTAAAAATAAAAAAGAATTAGATCTTAACTATAAATCACAAGAAACACAAACAAACAATAATAATATTATAACTCCGCAACTTACATTAAAAGTTATAAATAATTCTGATAAATTCACATTAGAAAATAATGATTAATAATGTTGTAAATTTTGAATTACAAGAAAAACAATCTATATGTTGGACTTCGCCCGCAACTGAAATATTGTACGGCGGGAGTGCTGGCGGTGGTAAGTCTCACGCAATGAGAGTAATCGCAATAATGCTTGCGTTCAGTGTTCCGAATCTTCAAATATATTTGTTTCGTCGAGTGTTTGCGGACTTGCTCAAAAACCACGTTGAAGGCTCTAGCGGGTTTCGTGTGTTGCTTGCTCCTTGGGTCAAGGAAAAACAAGTAAAAATTACTGAGGAAGAAATATCGTTCCAAAATGGTTCAAAAATATATCTTTGCCATTGCCAGCATGAAAAAGACGTCTTTAAATACCAAGGGGCAGAAATGCAAGTAATACTTATTGATGAATTAACGCATTTTAGCGAAAAAATCTATAAGTTTCTAAGGGGTCGGGCAAGGCTTGGAGGTGTAGAAGTTCCTGAACATCTTAAACATAAACTCCCGCTTATCTTATGCGGTAGCAATCCAGGGGGAATTGGTCATGAGTTTGTCAAGCAAATGTTTATTGATAATTGTAAACCTCTCGAGCTTAGAAAAATGGGCGTTGAAGATGGTGGAATGATTAGACAATATATACCCGCACGGCTTAGCGATAATGAAGTATTGATGCGGAATGACCCGAATTACGCTGATAAGCTCCAAGGCTTAGGCGGTGCATTAGCGAAGGCAATGCTTGATGGTGATTGGGACGCTATCGAAGGGGCTTATTTTGATAACTTTGACCCCAAAAAACATATCATTGATTATATAAATGTCCCGCACACTTGGCACAAGTTAAGAGCATTTGATTGGGGTTATTCTAAGCCTTTTTGCGTGCTTTGGGGTGCTGTTAGTGATGGTTCACTTGTTGATTGCGGAGGAATTAAACGAAGCTTTCCAAGAGGTGCAATAATTATTTATCGTGAGTTTTACGGTTGCACGGGCAAAGCAAATGAAGGTTTAAAAATGAATGTTGCCGATATTGCTAAAACAATTAAAGATTTGCAAATGGGCGAGAAAATGGACGAAATGAGAGCTGACCCCGCTATTTTCGATGTTTCAAGCGGGCAATCAATAGCAAATCAATTTGAATCACAAAATATTGGCTGGCTTCCTGCTGATAACAAGCGAGTAGCTGGCTGGCAACAAATACGAGCAAGATTTACAGGAAATGAAGATGAGCAACCTTTATTATTCATTACTAGCAATTGTAAGAATCTACTCCGCACGCTTCCGCTTATGCAATATGATAAAACTAAGCCCGAAGATTTAGACACAAACATGGAAGATCACGCAGTTGATACTTTAAGATATTTATGCATGACTCGCCCAATTATTCCTGCAGAAATTAAAAAACCTTTAACACTTCAAGAATCAATAGACAAGCAATTTGAGGTTCAAAGATTAATTGATGAGATAAAAAAACAAAATGAACTATTGACAAAGAAAAATAAATAAATATTATAAAAAAATATGACAATGAACCAAGTTGAATTACAAGACGAATTATCAACCCTGAACGGCGAAAGGTCTTTGGTAGAGATATGGAAAAGAGAAATTGATAATGCAAAAAATTATCATGAATCATCTAAAAAGATGGCTAAAGAGTTTCAATTGCTCTATGAGGCACAAGAAGACCAAGCAGAAAGTAGCCCGTCATTAAAATCAAATTATCCAATCTTTTGGAGTAATACGCAAGTTTTACGCCCGTTATTGTTTTCTAAGCTTCCTAAAGCTAATATTACACAATCTTTTTTTAATGAAGATGAAATATCAAGAATCAGTAGCGAGTTAGTTGAAAGATTACTAACATATCTTCTAAAAGAATCAGACGCAGAAAATCAGATTGAAAAAATTAGAGATGCTTTTTTAATCCAAGGTATTGGGATTCCTCGAATTGTGTTTATACCACCTGAGCCAATCGAAACTAAAACTAAAAAAAAGAAAGAGAAGCCTGAAGTCGAAGAAGAATCAGAAGATGAAACATCAATGCAAGATTATTCTGAAGACATGGCGGAAGGTGAAACCGAAGACACTGAAGAAGAAACTTCTTATGATACCGATGACTCTAAGAAATCATTTAAGATTGAATTTGTTGATTACCAAGATTTTCTTAAAAGCACTGAAAAAGAATGGAATCGAGTAAGATGGATTGCTTTTAAAAAATATTACTCCCGCAAAGAATTAATCGAATATTTTGGCAAAAAAGGCGAAAAAGTGCCAATGACCAATGTTAAATTTGAAAGTTTAAACGAAGAAAGCCAAAAAGAAGATTTATATAAAATGTGTGAAGTTTGGGAAATTTGGGATAAAGAAAATAAAAAATGCCATTTTATTACCTTTGCAGGCGATGGCTTTGTATTAGATACTGAAGATGACGGCTATAATCTTAAAAATTTCTTCCCGATTCCAATGCCGATGGG